CGCATGGTGGTGGGCGAGAACGCGGGCCTGGAGTGCAAGACCACTTCCACCCTGGATGTGAAGCAGTTCCACGGCGTAGAGTTCCCGGAGAAGTATTACGCCCAGTGTGTGCACTACATGGCTGTGACCGGCGCGAAGCGCTGGTACCTGGCTGTGCTTGTGCTGGGGCGCGGCTTCTTCCACTTCACCCTGGAACGCGACCAGGCGGAGATCGACGCGCTCATGGCTGCGGAAGGCGACTTCTGGAGCGACTTTGTTGAAAGAGATACCCCACCGCCCCCGGACGGCTCCGATGCCGCAACGGAGGCCTTGCAAACCATCTACGCCGAAAGCCAGGACGAGGAGCGGGAGCTGTTCGGCAGAGAGACCATGCTGGACGAGTACATGATGCTGAAACGGCAGGAAAAGGCCATCAAGGAGCGCCAGAGTGAGATTGAGAACGCCCTGAAGGCTGATATGCAGCACGCAGAGCGCGGGCGCTGCGGCCTGTATGCCGTCAGCTGGAAAAGCCAGGTGCGCAGCACATTCCAGCCCAAGGCCTTTGCCCAGGCATTCCCGGATATTGACCTGACCCCGTTCTACAAAATCAGCAGCACCAGACCGTTCAAGGTCATGGAGAAGAAAACCGACATTGCATAATCAAAACAGGAGGACAAAACCATGAGTAACGCAATTCAGAAAGCCACCAACAACCGCCAGATGGACGCCAGCAGACCCACCATGCAGCAGTACATCAAGCAGATGGAGGGCGAGATTAAGAAAGCCCTGCCGTCTGTAATCACCCCCGAGCGCTTCACCCGCATTGTTCTGTCCGCCCTTTCCACCAACCCCAAGCTGGCGGAAACCACGCCCCAGAGCTTCCTGGGCGCTATGATGACCGCCGCGCAGCTGGGCCTGGAACCCAACACTCCCCTGGGACAGGCTTACCTGATCCCCTTCTGGAACGGCAAGAACCGGTGCAGCGAGTGCCAGTTCCAGCTGGGCTATAAGGGCCTGATCGACCTGGCCTACCGCAGCGGCGACGTGAGCGTGATCCAGGCGCAGGTGGTCTATGAGCACGACGACTTTTCCTACTCCTTCGGCTTGAACCCGGAGCTGAAGCACGTCCCCGCCAAGAGCGACCGGGGCGACCCCATCGCCGTGTACGCCATGTTCCGCACCAAGGACGACGGCTACGGCTTTGAGGTCATGAGCATGGACGACATTCGCGCCCACGCCAAGAAGTTCAGCAAGGCCTACGGCAGCGGCCCCTGGCAGACCAACTTTGAGGAGATGGCCAAGAAAACGGTGCTGAAGCGGGTGCTGAAATATGCGCCCCTGAAGTCCGACTTCGTGCGCGGCATGGCCCAGGACGAAACCATCAAGACCGAGCTGAGCGAGGATATGTACTCCGTGCCCGGCGTGGTGATCGAGGCCGAAGTGATCGACGACGGCCCGGAAGTGGACGAGAGCACCGGCGAGGTTATCTCCGGCGGAAACCAGTAAGACGGATCGCACGGGGCCTCCGGGCCCCTTGCTCCAACAGGAGGAACACTTATGATCCCGTGGATACAGGTATATTCCAATCTGCCGCAGCACCCGAAAACCTCCAGGCTGGCCGACGAGCTGGGACTGGCCAGCGCTGCGCTCAACCCAACTGTCCTTGCTGTGGGCCTGCTGGTGAGCCTGTGGACATGGGCAATCCAGAACGCCTACAACGGCGATCTTTCCAGCTGCTCCGCCCGCTCCATTGCCGAAGCCTGCCTTTGGAAGAAGAAGCCGGAGACCCTGGTTAACGCTCTGATTAAGACCGGCTTCCTGGATCCGGACATGAAGCTGCACGACTGGGACGAATACGCCTGCCTGCTGATGGAGCAGGAGGAGAACCGCCGGGCAAAGACCCGCGAGAGAGTGAAGCGTTACCGGGACAAAAAGAACGGAGTTACAGACACGCCGTGTAACGCCCCCGGTAACGGTGGGTGTAACGTTACAGACACGCCGTGTAACGCCCCTACCAGACCAGACCTAACCAGACCTAACCTAACCAGACAAGACCAAATTTTTAATTTCTCTGGTGGTGGTGAGGCGCGTGCGCAGGCGCGCGAGGAAGTGAGCCAATTTTGCCAGGAGCGGAATTTGGAGCCCGGCATCTACTTCGGCATGACGGCGGAGATCAGAGGCAGCGTGCAGGCGTTTACCCAGGCCATCTTTGACCGCTTCGCCACCAGGCAGCCGACGGAGATCGACGAGGCGCAGGTGTTCCAGTCGATCTACGAAAGCCATCGTGACGATCTGGGCACCTGGCACATGGATCTGAACGCAGACCGCAAGGAGCTGCTTTTGTACGCCTGCGAGGCTGCCAGCAAGGCCGGGAAGCCCGGAGACTGGAACTACATCAACGGCGTTCTGGGCCGTCTGGCACGCCGGAGTGTCCGCACGCTGGATGATGCGGAGGAGTATGACTACAACCGCGACCAGGGCCGTGACTGACCCGGTGGAGGTGAAACGATGGACTATTGGCACAAAAAGTGGGCCTGTCCGTTCTTCAAATGGGACGAGAGGCTTTGCGTCGGATGCGAGGGCGGGAAGCTGCGCTTTGCAGACACGGAGCACGCCCTGGCGTACATGGACGCTCACTGTGCCAATATGCCAGGGTGGGAACAATGCAGCGTGGCCGCCTCCCTGCTGCAATACTACGACCGACAAGGAGAGAATAAACCATGAGCAATGCCAAAGACAACAGGATCGCGCAGCTTCAGGAGCAGAACACCGAGCTGCACAAGGTTTGCATCCGGCAGCGGGAGAGCCTTGCTGCCCAGCAGGAAACCATTGCGCAGCTGAATATGCAGGTGGACGGTATTCTGGCCTGCCTGTGCGAGAAGTACGGATTTCCGAGTGACCACGAGGGCGGTGTGAAGCGCCAGCTGTCCTTCTCCGTGGACAGCTTCCCGGACGCGCTCACCCGCCTGCACGTGAGCGCCGTCATGGAGAACGGCGAGTACATCATCACCGTGGTGCCCAGACCCCAGGAGGCAGACAATGAGCAGGTGTAGAGGCTGCGGCGCGGAGATCGACTGGATCCGGACTCGCGCCGGTAAGAATATGCCGGTTGACCCCGAGCCGGTATTCGTGATCGTCGGTGAAGGCAGCGGCCGTTTTGTTACCGACGAGGGCGATGTAATTTCCGGGAGAGAGGTGCCCACAAACGACGGTACCGCAGACGCGGCTTTTGTTCCCCATTGGAGCACCTGCCCTGCGGCCAGTCAATTCAGGGGAAAGCGGTGAGGCTATGGCCGGTTTAGCATTAAAGCCCTGCCCCTTCTGCGGGGCTCCCGGTGAGTTATTCCGGGGCCAGCAGAACCGCGACGGCCACATGGTGCGCTACGTCCTGGCACGCTGCACCAACTGCAAGGCCGGTACCCGCAGGACGGACTACCCGGCGACCGAGCCGTTCGGCGAAGAAGATCAGAAGGCCGCCAATCTTTGGAACAGGAGGTACCCACGTGGGATTTAATAGCAAAGACCTGGCTCGCCTGGGCCCGCAGGCACGCAGGCAGGTACTCCAGAAGATGGGCGCACAGCAGCGCCCCCGCGAGGCCAAGACCCAGGGAAAGAACAAGTTTAACGCCAAACCCACCGATGTGATTATGCCCGACGGCACCGTGCGGCACTTCTCCAGTGAGAAGGAAGCCAACCGCTTCCGGGAGCTGGATCTGCTGCAAAGAGCCGGTGAGATCAGCAACCTGCGCTGCCAAGTGCCCTATCTGCTGATCCCGCACCAGAAGCGGGCCGACGGCAAGACGGAGCAGCCTTGCAAGTACATAGCTGACTTCGTGTACCACGACGGTACCCAGGAGGTTGTGGAGGACGTGAAGGGCTACACGGACACCAAGAGCGCAGCCTATAAGCTCTTTACCGTGAAGCGGAAGCTCATGCTCCAGGTATGGGGCATCACCATCAGGGAGATTTGAGGAGGACAACATGGATCTGCATTTCAAGCAGGAGGACAAAGAAATCATTGTCCGGGCGGAAAACAACCGTGGTTATAAATACTACGAGTTTACGCCGGAAAAGATCAGGGCTATTGCGGCCAAACCCGTGCGCGAAGTTGAGTATAACGAGTGGTGCTGCTTTCTTCAGCTGCTCTATCCTACCGGTCTTATTTGCTCCGGTCTCTTTGAGCCGTTCCTTGTGTTCGAGATCGTGAACGGCAAGAGAAAGGACCCGCCCAAGGAGCATTGGCCCAGTCTTAACCGCGCCGGAAGCGACGGCACTCTGATCGAGCGCTTTATCAGTGTCCTGGATACCCACGGTATCAAGGCACACGACACATGGTACGAGTTGACTGAGAAAAAGGCCGAATAGGCCGAAAGGAGTATTGCGCATGGGCTACCGCAAAGTAGGCTGGCTGGAACAATGCTGGTATGTCCTCAGATGGAAGCTCGCCCAGCTGAGCAAGCGGGGCGGGAAAGCGAAACAGAAAAAAGTCTGACAAAGGCTACCCTGGGCGCAGAAAACGTCCAGGGTATTGCCCTTTTACTGCACCGGGGAACCCCTCTCTCTTTTTTCTTTGTATATTTTCTTTTTTCTCTCTGGGGAGGGGCTTATCCATACATGGGGTGAAAAGACAAATTTACCCTGATATGCTTGAAGGACATAAAGCAGGAAAGGAGGCTGGCACCTATGGCCACGGCCGGACGGAAACCAAAGTTCACCAGTAAGGCGCAGATTGAGGAGCTGATCGAGCAGTATTTCAAAGACTGCGAGGGAAAGCCGCTCCTGGACGACGAGGGGCAGCCTCTGCGAGATAAATATGGCGAGGTTATACTGCTTGGCGCACGCCCGCCCACCGTCACCGGTCTTGCATTGGCTCTGGGCTTTCATAGCAGACAAAGCCTGCTGAATTACCAGGCTAAGGCGGAATTCATGGACACGATTACACGCGCGAAGATGCGTGTGGAGGCGTACTGCGAAGAGCGTCTGTTTGACCGGGACGGGCAGCGAGGGGCAGAGTTCAACCTGAGATACAATTTCCGATGGGCTCAGGAGGAAAAGAACGACAGCGACAGCGACGACAGCGGCCAGGGCGTTGTGATGATCCCGGAAGTGGGTGCAGGCAATGGCTAAGAACATCGTATGGCAGCCGCAGCCACGGCA